CCGCAGATTTAAGATCGTGAACTAGATCGCCGTCGGTCATCACATATTCAAGCGCCCATTTTTCTAAATTGCGTATGTTGCGATTAGTTACAACATCCGCGGTATCGACTAACGGCACTCGTAACGCAGTTATTTCGTCCATCACTTGCATTAACGCTTTTAATTGCGCCATGTCGTTTTCGAATGGGTCAATGTTCTCGGTCATTGTTTGTCCTTTTAGTTGTGTCGTCGTTTAGTAAAGTACCATATCGTCAGCGTGTACGCGGTAAGTACGCACGCCACGAACAAATGTTTTAGAGTGACCATGCGCGCCAGCCATTTGAGTATCGGTAGATAGCCAGCGCCGCACGCAGGTTTGTTTCACGATCATAAAGATCGGCACAACCGGTTAATAGCCCGTATGCCTGCAAATATCCGTTAGGCCAGTACCTTGACGGCTGACACCAAAACCCGTTTATTTGCATGATGCCATGACTACCGCCGTTTGGATCTTTGGGGTTAAACGCGTCCGGCTGGCATCGTGACTCACGCTGAGCAATTGCCACCAACATGCCGAGTTGGTCGGCAGGCCAGCCGATTGCCTTAGCGGTGTCAAATACCTGCTCACATAGCGTTTTAGGCGCGTCAGGTTGCGTTGTAAGCGTCGTAGACGGGATCTGCGGTACTGGCACAGCGTCCACGGTGTATTCGTAGCGAATCGCCTTTTCGCTGGCTGTCGGTGTTGGCGGTTGCCTAAACACAAACAACGACATAACGCTAATAATAAGTGTTAGTGCCGCTTTGCTAATAAATGTCATAATGACCTACTTTCTCGGTAGATGACAATTTTAAACAGATAGCGGCGCGTGTTTTGGTGATAGTCCAAACACCGCGTCAAATGCCTGTTTTGTAGCGTCAACGTCATTGGCTAGGCGCGCGCTCACCTCGACATGCCACCAGTCGCCGTCAGTCACGGTCGGTAGTGCTTGCCATGTGCCGCGGTCACATTTCCACGACCGTTTAAAACCCGGTGCATAGTCAATCACTAGTTGTATGCCGAGCGTGCCTGAATTTTCTAAAAGTTTTATCATGTACGCCAGCGACTTTTTGCGGCCGTCTCTAACGCCTTTGTTTTTTTGTGCCTGCCAACGGTACGACAAGTCAACTGCGAGGCCGCGCGCATGATTGCTGACTACGCCGGGTCGGTTGCGCTGATCGCGCACAACCCAAACACCGACACTATGTAAACACCCGTCAGAATGTTTAATTGCTAACTCAACCCATTTAGTCATGCCTGCCAACGGTGACGCAACTATTGGCTGTTGCGTAATCGTGTAGGGTCTAGTCATTTTTTTTATCTATAAACAAGCACGCCAGTTCAGGGTCGCCAATTTTTGTAGATATCCAAGCAAACACGGTGCTGATAATCGGTACAAGTAACGCAATTAGCATCGGGTCAAAGTTGCCTTTAACCATGCCGTACACGCATAAGCCGAGTGCTGCGCCTTTGGTTGACTGGTCGCCTATCTGCCTGCGTGCCTTCGACATAACTAACCTATGCGTTTGTGTAAGTGACGCTTACTTCGCCGCCATTAGCCATCAAATTATATGGCTGCATCTCGACCCAGCCTTCGTTGCAACCTGAAAAGCCTTCGCCGTTCATGTTGCCACTCATGCAAATAATGTTGCTGGTAGTCCAGCCGTCGTCTGCGCCGCTGCCACCAGCCGACCATGCAACTGAGCCTTGCAATATGCAGATGCCGTCTTGATACCAACGCATTGCGTTTGTGATGTTTGTGTCGCCTGGTCCAAAACCAAGACTGGTTGACGCACCTGCTACGGCTTCAGCGGTTGCCCCGTTAGATGATTGCACTCGCAAATCATATTTCGTTTGGTTATGTATGTTGAATGTAACTGGACCCATGTTGTTTCTCCTTTGTTACGGCGCTGGCGGATATGGGTTTGCGTCTTTGACGGCTTGTACGGCTGTTTCCCATGCGGCTTGCGTGTTTGTGCCACGCTGCCACTCAAAATAGATGCCATCTGATTGGGCTTCGTATTGTGTGCGCCGTGTCGCTTCAACTTGTGCGACCTGATTGCTGTAATCAACTGCCGCCCATTGTGACGCTAGTTCGGCTTCAGTAGGTTTAGTGCTAGCGCTGTACCACTCTAAAGTTGCGTAATCGTTGCCTGAGATTGACCACTCTGAACCTGCATAATTTGTTTCAAGGATTAAAACTATGTCCATATTATGCCCCTATTTCCATAAGGATCATTACTCCTGTCGAGTTTGCTATTTGTGCTTTTAGTGTGCCGCCTGAAACTTTCATACCTGAAGTGTAAATTTGTGCAGAAGTTGTATTAGGGCTGTCTAAAAATGTCATACTTTGCTGACTAACTACATAAGTTGCATTACTTGACCCCAAACCAAAATTTGATGTCGCTAAATTAGTGCCAGCAACAGTACCTCTAAACAATGTTTGGTACGCATTTTCGCCAGCGGTAGTCATTTCGTATGCTTGAGAAGTAAAAATCAAAACTTTACTAGTCGCCAAAGATGGCGTAATAGTCGCATTCAGACCCGATGTCACAAAACTTGTGCTAGTAGTAGTCGTAGAAGTTGAGAAAGTGTTTTGCACAACTTGTAAAACTTTGCCCGCTGGTCCTACAGTTGCCCACGCTGCGCCGTCATAAAATTGCACAATGTTTGAAGCGCTTAAATAACATAACTGCCCTTCAGCAAGCACCTTTTCACTAGCGCCACCAAAAGCCGCATCCCGCGTAACGGTAGTTGCAAAAACTGGTACGCCCGTACCAGCGCTGATATTCATATTTGCTGCGGTTAAAATTTCGCTAGCTGCGTATAGCGGTACGGAAGTTTGTTCGTTTGCCATAAGTACCTTTCAGATTATCCTAAAACATTGCCTGCATCAAGGATGCCATACACGGCATCATCAAGAATAAATTCATAAACGATCACGGTAGGGCTAGTAAATAGCGCAATGCTATGACCGTTAGAAACGCTGATGGAATGCTCAATGCCTTCGACTGCGAGTTCCTGGGCCAATTCGGTGGTGGATGCACCAGTAGTAATAAAAGTGTGTTCAATAGTGATTGTCTGACCGATGTCAATAACCGCAACTTGATCGCGTTGAGCGTTAGACAACGATGTAAACGCAGTTTGAACCGACGTATATCTGGCAGTCGGCTCAGGCTCAAGCAAATAGTTAGCGAGAGTTAGTGCGGCTGCGTCATTGTGCAAAAGGCTGTCGGTGATTGATTGTGTTTGAATAAAATATAGTGACTGGCTCGCTGCATCATCGGCGACTTGTGGACTGGTGCTGCCTCGAATGGTGACGCTTGCCCGATTGCAAACCTGATCGGCCTGAAATGAAATACCGACACCCGAATAAGGCACGTTTGTTCCGTCATCGTGAAAGTCTGCAACCGAACTTGAAAGCGTGTTGCCTAATCGTGGTTGAAATGTCAAATCGCCGTCACGCGAAATAAACAATCTGCCCTGCTCAGCCTGGTTTATTGCCGCCAAATATGCTTGCACCGATGTCCCGTTGTCAACGGTAAACGCTGCGGTTCCGCCAAGCGTTTGCGTGCCTGTGCTGATGTCACGCTGTCCGATTGGGAATGCAACTTCTGGCAGATCTAGCACCGCTGATACTCGGGCGCTGGTTAATTGTTCGCTGACATTAAATTCTGCCATGAATGTCTGTGACAACAAATAAAAATCGTCTGCACAATAAACGGTCACGGTATCTAAACCACCCAACGCAAAATTGTAATCAAAATTAACGATGAAACCTTTGAACAAATATTCTTTGACATTGTTTGTGTCATAGCGTGCGAATCTAACTTGTCTCATTGGTGCTAAACCTGGCTGTTCGGTTGTCGCATCCCAATATGGTGATTCCTCATTAAATGGGTTAAATACGCCTGTTGTGTCAAGCATTACGAATGACATTGTGCCAGCGCTGAATTGGTCGCCAATATCTTGGCGTCCGCGTTTAATCATTACGTTATTGCAGCCGTCCATGACGCTTGCAAAATTAGTAGTTCCGTCCAGCACAAATTCAGTATTGTTTAGAACACCCATCGTTGCTGAATCAAGTGTGAACGCATCCTGTAAAAAACCTGTATCAATTTCTAGTTCGTAATTACCAGATTGGACTACTGACGCGCCAGACATTACGCAACCTGAATCTGTGCTGGCCCTGCTGATCGGTTATACGCTCGAATGGCGTTGACTACTGCCTGACCAATTTCGGCGCTGGTAGCTAATCCGCCGGTGACGTTGACTGTGACACCGCCACCCATTCCACCCATTTGGTTTAACGGCACTACGGCTTCTGGGCCGCGTTCGCCAATCATTGCAAGCGTTGGGCTTCTAACGATACCGCCTTCAGCAAAACCTGGAATATCTAAACCACCGATGAAGTTGCCTATACCTTTGACACCTGGAATTTTGCCCATTGCTCGAATCAGATCACTAATCAAACTGATCGCTTCTCTAATTGGGTTAACAATTCCATTCATAAATCCTTCGCCAATAATGTTCAAAGCAATAGTTACAACACCAAACTTTTTTTCTAAAAATACTAAAGCCGCAATAATTGCGGCAATTGCAATAATTACTAAACCGATCGGATTGGCGGACAACACAAAATTGAATAACGCTGTCGCTGCGGTTACAACTTGTGTGCCAATTGCATAAGCTTTCATAGCAATATTGGCAACTACAATTGCTGCGGCAAACCCACCAATAACGCCTGCAAAAATCAAAAATAATGTTGTGTGTTCTTGAGCAAACTTTGCGATTGGCGCCATGATTTGTAGCAATTTTTCTAACGCTGGCAACAATGCCGCACCAATTGATTCTTTGGTTTCGTCCATAGCAATTTTCATAGACTTCATTCGACCTTCATAGGACTTCGCTGCGACATCTGCCGCGCCACCAAATGACACCGACAACGCGCTAGTAATATCGTCAAGACTCGACGACGAATCAATAACACCTTTTAACGACGGATCAAGTTTTGTTAACGCTGCGGTCTGCCCGTTTGCTGCCTTGCCTAAAGCCAAAGTTACTGTTTCTAAATCTTTGCCGGTAGCGGCTGCTATGTCGAGCGCCGTGTTCATTAAATTTTGTGCGGTTTCAACCGATCCCGTTGACCTAACCAAATTTGCCATCGCTGGACGAAGCTGATCGTCCGCAACTGCCTTCGCCATAGACAAGCTGGATATAAAATCCTCATTGCTTTTAATCACGTCATCAGTAGCCATTGCGCTGGTACGCAACTGATTAGCTAACAAATCCTGTGCTTTTTGATCCTCGACTGCCGCTTTGGTTGCTAAACCCAAACCAGCACCTAAAGCACCGACAACCGCAACTGCTGGCAAAAATGCTTTGTTTAGGGCAAAGCCTGCTTTGGCGCCGGCGCCCTCAAGTGACTGAAATTCTTTCGTGGCTTTAGAAAGTCCAGCTCCGTCAAATTCGCTTATTATCGGGATCCGAATTGCCATAGTTAAACCAGTTTCCGTCCGACGGCAGCCATAACCGTTTCCACTA